GACCAGCATACCAAAGGTAGCGTAGTCCCGATAAGCCTCTGCACATAAAGTAGCGGAAAGAGGAGTAACTTCTCCTGTCTTAATAAAGTACTGTTTGCAAATCTCTACAGCACTCTTCGATTGGATGCCTTTACCTTTACCAAAGTCTGAACCGAATTGATCTTCGCGCCAAGAGCGAATAGCATCAATCCACTTCTTTCCTAAGTATCTAGTATCGTCACCTACTCTAAGAGTAACTGGTATGGATCTACCAAGCTTACGTATCTGGGGCATAGAATCTACAACTTCAGAAGCTACGTTGTAAAGAGGCCAGGAACCTTTTGTTCCTAGAGGTTGACCGCAACCCCATTTAATGGGTACGTAGTTATTAACTCTAAAAGACAAAGAACGCATCAAAAGTAACCAAGAATCACCAACAACGGGACCGAATCTAGAACCGATAACCCAAGAAATTGGAGTATCAGGAAAAAGATCGGTCGCTGCTCGTTCATCTAAGCACCCTTGGAGTGTACTGTTATCTATTGAGTTAACGCACCTAAGAAAGGCTTTACGGTGGTTAAAACACTCATTGGATTGGTCTTTTTCTAAAAGATTATATGCCCATGTATGTAAACCGCCCAAACTAAGTTGGATCCAGTAGTTCACCATAGCATAGGGTCTGTTCTTCAGTCCCTTATCCGGTTTGAAACCGATACGATTGCAAGGCAATAAGACGTCCTTTCCTTTAAACTTCTTCGCACTTTCGTTCATTAAAACGACAAGGTCTTGTTGATCAGTTATTTTACACCACTTTAACCAATGTTTAAGTGTGTCTTTATCTCTCAACAAGGCAACAGCTTCAGCTTCAGAAACCATTAGTGAGGTTTTCCTCACAATAGTTGTCTTATGTTCAAGTTGTTTCGTAATAGGATTGAAAGTTGGAAACTCACCAGTAGGGATAACACCCTTGCAGGATTGAGGACCAAACGAAGTTGTAAATAGTTTAGGGCCTCTAAGTTGCCCAAGATCTGTAGTAGTATCATACTTCGATAAATACTGTTTTGAAGCTCTGATGTAGCTTTTCCTCATGGATGAACTATTGTCCAAACGGGATCGCAAATCATTGTTAGAATCAGTTATAACGAATAGGGCCTTCTTATCAGGTTTTCCTGAACCAAGATACTCTCTATAAA